CGGTAAAGTACCATTAGTAATTTTATACAATGTTATATAATCACCCAGTCTTTTAGGAAGAGAAGCAATAGGAGCTGTTAAGCGACTCAAACTTTTATAACCAAAACCTAAGAGTGATAACCAAGATTTTAGTGAGAGGTTATGACCTCTCGCTAATTCCTAACTAGCACCCTATCCTCTGCAAGAAGTTAAAACTTCTTTTAAGGGAATAGGACTTAAGTTTTGACCTTTATAGAAGAATCGTTTGGCAAACTCCTATGCTAAACCTTTAGGAGAGAGAAGGCTTTTGGCAAGACCAACTTTAACTCCGAGAGAATCTAATAGGCGAAGGTATTCATCAACTACTGATTTATCAGCAATGACGATATCATCTCCTAGAAGAGCATACTCAGAGAACCAGATTGTTCCTTTACCCGCTTTAAAGGCGGAGTATTGGATAAATGCATGGTGTAATAAAGCTAGTCCCTAAGACCAAGAAGTCTAGGCCCCCATGGGTTGACCACACATATATTTTATCTCTCCATGATTCGAATCACTCCCTCTATATTCATATTTGAAAGATCTCCCTATTAATAAGGATTTCCAACAATTAGAATAATGCTCACCAAGCATTACTTTTAAAAGTAATGCAGAAGTAGAGACTGGGATACGATCAGTGGCTGAGGATAAATCCAAAGACCACAGACCGTTTTTCGATGACGGACGAGATAGTAAGAGGTGTAAAGGAGCTTCTTGATTGAAAGTACCATCTTGAGGAATCTATTTCTAGATCTCAAAGATACGATCATGAAGAGGTTTCTACACCCATTGTGTAATAGTGTCAACCATGGCAAAAACTCTCAATTTCCCGGCGGCTTCCTCTTTGAAACCCTATCTTCCGATAGATTCACGAGACCATTTAGGATCTACCATTTGAGGGACTAATTTAAACCCAGTTTCGATAAATCGAATAAAGGGAGTATTAGATGTTAAAACTAACATCTCACGTAAAATCGGATATAATCCGGTTTGACGTTGAGCCCAACAATAAATAGAATGCATAATGGCACGAGGAGATCCAGAGGGAGAGGTAGTACAAGGAGATGCTTTGGAAGAGAAGAAAGGTCTAACGCGTAAAGCGGATAAAGCTTCTTTTTTCCTCCAAACAACATCTTTTAACCATTCTGTTGGATAATATCTAACCTAATTAGGTAAGAAGATATCTTCTAGAAAGGTCTCAAATGCTA